ATTCTATGATGAGAATGGGAAACTAATAGGGGTATCAGGCAGAGCAATAAATAATTCGCCTCTAAGATACTTGACTCTTAGATTTCAAGATGATGTTCCACTCATCTTCAATCAACATAAAGTGGACAGAACGAAGACAATCTATGTAACAGAAGGCCCCATAGATAGTCTATTCCTCCCGAATAGTATAGCAGTCGCAGGGAGTGATTTTAAAAAACTAAGTGACGAATATAAAGCAGATGCGATACTCATATACGACAACGAACCGAGAAATCTTGAGATAGTTAAGAAGATCAGTGAGGTCATTGACCTTGGGTTTAAAGTCTGCATTTGGAACGATAAAAGAGTCAAAGACTGTAAAGACATAAATGACATGATAATGTCTGGTTTGTCAGAAAGTGAAGTGGTAGAAATTATTAATAATTGTAGTTTGACGGGTCTCTCAGCAAAATTACAGTTAACGGAGTACAAGAGAACATGAATGCAGAAATCAAAGTAGTCAAATCAGACGGCAGTAAAGTAGTAATAGACTTAGATAAAATTCACAAGATGGTAGAGAAGTCCTGTAGAGGAATTACAGGTGTATCTGAGTCGTTAGTAGAAATGAATAGTGGTCTTCAATTCTTTGATGGTATCACTACAAAAGAAATACAAAAGATTCTAGTCAAGTCAGCAAGTGACTTAATCTCATTAGAATCACCTAATTACCAATTTGTCGCAAGTAGACTATTATTGTTTGCAGTACAGAAACAAGTTTTTAACACCAAATGGAAAGATGCAGAAATCTATCCAGACCTAAAAGAGTTGATTGAAAGAAACATAGAGAAGGGTGTATATGACAGAGATATACTCAGTTACTATGACGATGCAGAGTTAAAGAAAATCAACTCATACCTAAGACATAGCAGAGACTTTGACTTTACATATGCAGGTCTACAGCAAGTAGTAGACAAGTATCTTGTACAAGATAGAAGTAGTGGTGACATATACGAGACACCACAATTCATGTATATGTTAATCGCAATGACACTATTCAAAGAATACAAGGAGAATAGACTTGAATACATTAAACGGTACTATGATGCCATATCGACTTACAAAATTAACATACCGACACCTATCATGGCAGGAGTCAGAACTCCACTCCGCCAATTCGCCTCTTGTGTTCTCGTCGACACAGATGATTCACTCCAATCCATATTCTCTTCAGACATGGCAATTGGGCGATATGTTGCACAACGGGCAGGCATTGGAATCAATGCTGGACGTATTAGAGGCATCGGCAGTAAAATTAGAGGAGGTGAGGTACAGCACACTGGCGTCATTCCTTTCCTCAAAAAATTCGAATCAACTGTACGATGTTGTACGCAAAATGGTGTCCGAGGTGGCAGTGCAACTGTACATTTTCCAATCTGGCATCAAGAGATTGAGGACATTATTGTTCTTAAAAACAACAAAGGAACAGAAGACAACAGAGTCAGAAAATTAGATTACAGTATTCAGATTAGTAAATTATTTTATGAGAGGTTCTTAAAAAATGAAGATATTACTTTGTTCAGTCCTCATGATGTTCCTGGTCTCTACGAATCTTTCGGGAGTGACGGGTTCGATGAGTTATATCAGAAATATGAAAATGCATATTCAATCCCTAAAACAAAAATAAGTGCAAGAGATTTATTTCAAGACTTGCTAAAAGAGAGAGCAGAGACTGGTAGAATCTATATCATGAATATAGACCACAGTAACACTCATAGTTCTTTTAAAGACAAGGTAAGCATGAGTAATCTATGTCAAGAGATTACATTACCAACTGATCCTATCGATCATATTGATGGTAGAGGTGAGATTGCTCTATGTATCTTGTCAGCAGTTAACGTTGGCATTGTTAAAGAAGATGAGTTCGAAGAGATATGTGACCTTGCAGTTAGAGGATTAGAAGAGTTAATCGACTTTCAACAATATCCAGTTAAAGCGGCAGAGAGATCGACAATTGCACGTAGAAGTCTTGGTATTGGTTACATTGGTCTTGCACACTATCTTGCAAAGAACAAGTTAAAATACGATCAACCAGAAGCATGGCAACTTGTCCATGATTTAACAGAGAGATTTCAGTACTTTTTATTGAAGTCTTCTAATAACATCGCGGCCGAGAAAGGGGCATGTGAGTACTACAATAGGACCAAATACAGTGATGGTCTATTACCGATCGATCATTACAAAAAAGAAGTAGATGAATTAGTACCTAACAAACTAAAATTAGATTGGGAACAACTAAGAAAAGATATCAAAGAGCATGGTCTTAGACACTCGACACTCACAGCACAAATGCCAAGTGAATCATCAAGTGTTGTATCAAATGCTACAAATGGTATCGAACCACCCAGAGATTACTTATCAGTTAAGAAGAGTAAGAAAGGTACACTCAAACAGATTGTACCACAATACTCACATCTTAAGTCTGCATACACACTTCTATGGGATATGCCATCTAACGAAGGTTATATTAACGTAGTAGCAGTTATGCAGAAGTTTTTCGATCAAGCAATTTCTGGCAACTGGTCATACAATCCAGAAAATTATGATAACAACGAAGTACCAGTATCAGTAATGGCAAAAGATTTGTTGAATACATATAAGTATGGATGGAAAACATCATATTATCAGAACACCATGGATGGTAAAACTGAAGATGTAATCACTGATCCAAATTCAGCATCAAATGATTATATACCACCGATGATAGATTCTGTACAAAGTGACGATGAGGAAGATTGCGATGCCTGTGCCATTTGAGAAAAGAACTGTATTAACACGTAGATTAGCAACGGAAGAGGATCCGAAAACATTTCCTATGAGAGTGGATCCTTTGACATATGAATTTATGACAAAGAGATACGTAGTTCTTAAAGACTTCATTCCTAAAGACATCATTAAGATGACCCTTGACACATGGAGATCATTTGAAACACACCCGTCTTATGATGAAGTGATGAATCATGAAAAGAGAGATATCACTTGGAATAATCCAAAATCTTCTATTGGTAAATCACATGGTGGTTGGTGTACTCCATGGGGTAACGCATTACATGATTGGGTCCACAAGAAGTTAGATGACTATATAGATTTACCACTTGAACAAACCTACTCTTATACACGAAACTATGAGAGAGGGGCATATCTAGGTTCACACTTAGATAGGGCATCATGTGAGATTAGTGCAACTATCTGTTTAGATTATAAGTCAGATGATGGCAAACCTTGGCCAATTTGGATTAGAGGGGATAAAAACTTTGCTGGAATGGAAGCAGATGATGTACAAGCATGTACACAGTTGTTGAATCATAGACACAGAAAGCAAGAAAACTGTTCACAAGTATATCTAGAACCAGGTGATTTGTTGTTATATCAAGGACCAAATGCACCTCATTGGAGAGATTACTTTTTGGGCGATTACTCGTACCATATATTTTTACATTTCTTCAATCAGTTTTCTTCTATGAGAGGTATGGATAACTGGTACATTGATGATGAAGAAGTTATAAATGGAAAAGAGAAGAATTCCAGACCAGCAATGGGTAGAGCAAGTGCATTGTTGTATGATGGTCGTCCACATAGATTAGAGACAGACAACGACAAGAGAACAGAATCATACAACAAATTTATGACAGAATATAATGGTCTTGCACACTATCCTCAAAGAGAAGAGTTGTACCAGAACTTAGTTAACAATTACGAAATAGATGAAGATTATACGAAAGGCGAGAGAAAGAAGAAATGACAGTATTTAACAAGAAAAACGTAGATTTTACAAAGAACAAGATGTTCTTTGGCGAAGAATTAAACACTCAAAGATTTGATGAGTTCAAATATCCTATCTTTGACAAACTTACACAAAGACAATTAGGTTTCTTCTGGAGACCAGAAGAAGTATCACTACAAAAAGATAGAGCAGATTATCAACAGTTGACAGATGCACAGAAACACATCTTTACATCTAATTTGCGATATCAAACTTTACTAGACTCAGTTCAAGGAAGGGCACCATCCATAGCATTTCTACCTTTCGTGACTCTACCTGAACTTGAGTCTTGTATTATTACATGGGACTTTATGGAAACTATCCATAGTCGATCATACACTCACGTCATAAAGAATATCTATAGTAACCCTAGTGATATATTCGATACAATTATAGATGAACCAGCAATCGTTAAGAGAGCAGAAATGGTAACAGAGAAGTATGACCACTTTATCGAACTTGGTCGTAGACGATTACTAGGTCTCAAAGTAGATGATTATGAACTATACAAAGCATTGTACCTTGCATTGATATCAGTGAATATCTTAGAGGGTATTAGATTCTTTGTATCATTCGCATGTTCGTTTGGATTTGGTGAGTTGAAACTCATGGAAGGATCAGCAAAGATTATATCGTTCATTGCTAGAGACGAAGCACAGCATCTTGCCGTATCTCAACACATTCTAAAAGCATATAAAAATCAAGAGAACGACAAGTTAATGAATAAAGTTATGAAGGATTGTGAACCAGAAGTATACGACATGTACAGAGATGCAGTAGAGCAAGAGAAAGAATGGGCAGAGTTTCTATTCAAAGATGGTTCTATGATCGGGTTATCAGCACCTTTACTTGGACAATACGTCGAGTTCATTGCAAACAAAAGACTCAGAGCAATTGGACTTAATCCAATTTACGATATCAGTTCAACAAACAACCCACTACCTTGGACACAGCATTGGTTCAACAGTAGAGGATTACAAAACGCCCCACAAGAAACAGAGATTGAATCTTATGTTATAGGGGGGATTAAACAAGATGTCAATGACGACACATTTCAGGACTTTAAATTATGATGAAATGGTTTACACAATTTTTCGAACACCCTGAAGTAGAAGAAAAACCTAAAGTAATCGACGTAATGAAAGACGACGTTGACCCAGAAGAAGTAACAATAGAGAATGCATATAAGACTAGATGGATATGGTATCACACCATATTAGCAATACTAATTGCTATGACTAACTTAATCTTACTTGCAATCTTTTTATTGTTGGCAATTAAACTATAGGAGAATCATGGAATTAGGATTACTATTAGCAATTGCCCTTTTATCACTAGCAGGTATATATGGTTTGCTCGTTAGAAGTTTAGAGGGCACAAAAGGAATAACAAAACCATATAAAACGAAGGACGGCATTACTAGAACTGCCAAAAAATCTAGAGAGAGGTACATCATATGAAGAGTTACATTGCAGTAATATGTTTATTTATGGTAGGTCTTGTTGCAGGGACTTATCAGAACTTAGAGTACAAAGGGTACGAGAGAGTACATGGTTGTACAGGTGAATGTTACGCAGAGTATGTAGCACTTAATGGTACACCCGCACAGATAGAGCAAAAGAAAAGAGAACTTGCAAGTGTTGATGAGTTCAGTTCTATCAGAGGATTATGGGCAGGTTGTGCGGCATGTCATGGTCAAGAAGGACAAGGTATGGGGCCATTCCCTGCACTTGCTGGTAGAGATCAGACATATATAGTCCAAAGACTTGTACAGTACAAAAACAGAGAACAAGTTGGTGCTATGAGTAGTACTATGTGGGCCCAAGCAGGTATGCTATCTTCACAGGATATGGAAACACTAGGTAAATTTATTGAGGTAGAATTAAAATGATAGAGATTTTTGGTAAAACACAATGCCCCTTTTGTGATAAAGCAAAACAACTTTGTGAAAAAGAGGGTTTAGAATACACTTACAAACAGTTGGACACAGACTTTACGAGAGAAGAACTCTTCGAAGAGTTTCCAACTGCACGTACATTTCCACAGATCAGAGTCGATGGTAAAGCAATAGGTGGTTACGACAATCTATTAGAATACACTAGACACGGAGATGTCTGGGAAGACTAATGCGACGAATATATCTTTACTTGCCACCTGAGAAAGATCAGGACGTCATTTGTGAGAGATGGAAACATCTTTTTAAGATGATTGATCGAATGACATGCGAGGTAAGAGTATACGAAGCAGGATTAGACTTTGCTAAAGTAGATGCAAAGTATGATCTCCCATATGCAGTAGACTGCCCACCCAATTCAGATAAGTTTAAGAAACAGTCATTTGAATCTATGTGGAAAAAGTTCATAGTCAACACTGGTAAAGCAGAAGACGACTATATTCCAAAATATGATTGATCAGGTTTGGAAGAGAATCTCACCATCTAACAACGTATACTATTTTGATGGTACAGAGAAGATAGACATTCGTATATGTCCAAAGAATGCCCTATCTACAATCAAAGATGCCCATATGTTGACTAGGGGCAAAAAACTTAATGCAACAGATAGATTGATCGATGTTGAGACTCATGCAGATCGTATCAATCCACCATTTAGAAAGGGTTCGATGAGAATAACAATCAAGAGAGACCCTGTAGAAAGATTTCTATCAGCAATAAGATGGTTACATGCGAATCACCCCTTTACGTATGACATCGATGAGACAATAGAACTTCTACAAAATGGTAAACTAGCATACGAACCACATTTCTTTTCGCAGAGTTATTATCTAGGAGAGACATGTGAATATGATGCTATATACACCATGGACAACATACGAGATTTACTCAATAAGTTGTACTATAACCATGGAATGACTAGAGATTATGGAGCATTTGTAGGATTACATAGCAACAGAACTAGTCAGTTTAAGATGTTCAGTAAGATTACAGAACAGCAACGTAACAAAATCGAAGACTTATATTCGATTGACTATCAGAGAGGTTGGAAAATTGATTAATATCAGATTTTTTTGTGATGAATGTGACAGAGAATACGATATCACACAGGTAGATGAAGAGTTAGAGCATCAGGAAGATGTCAAACTGAGAGTTTGCCCGTTTTGTGAGACAAAAGTGACAGATTTTTACGATATTCCCGACGAATAACTTGACAATAACCCACTATTTTATGTAATATATGACTAAATCATTGCAAAGAGAACCATATCCAATGCTTGACATAGCAATCAAGGGTAGAATTCGTGAAAAAAGACGTATAAACACATATGTGAAGTCAGTAATGGCGTACTTATCCCCACGATTACGTAGAGATATAAGCATAGAACTAAATGTTATAAACAGATGTGATGGTGATGCCTATGCTCTATGTTGGGGTGATAAGAATGAAGTCTTTATTGAACTAGCACGGTGTTCTCGTGGTCATAGATTCACACTAGATGAAATGATGCTCAATCTAGCACATGAATTAGTACATGCAAAGCAATTCATAACAGGTCAATTATCACCAGTTCGTATGAATTGGAAGACAAAAGACTACACAAAAACCCCTTACTCAAGGCAACCTTGGGAACTCGAAGCATATCGCAAAGAAGAGAAACTATTTAAAATATTCTGGGAATAACCTTGACAATGGGTTGCATTTTTTCATATACTAGTAGTATGAAAAAAGTAAGAATAAAAGGTTTTCCAATCATAGACGGTCAAGTTAAAGACGGTGCTATTATTGATATACCTATACCTTCGATATTGAATGACCTTGCTCTTAGCAATGATGGTGATGATTGGGACTTGATGTGTTCTAAATTGCCCTCTCATGGATTTATGAACCCGATTGGTAAAATGTCAATCAGTCATATATCTGTAGATGGTGGTAAAAGTTGGAGAGTATTTCACTAATGGTTATAATCTTTGACGTTGATGGTACAATAGCAGATGTTGAACACAGAAGACATCATGTTAACGGCACGTCTAAAAAGAACTGGAAAGCATTCAAGCAAGAGACTGTAAACGATACACCTATTCAATGGGTATGTGACATTGCAAAGAGACATATTGCTCTTGGTGACAGTGTTGCATTTTTCAGTGCAAGAAACGAATCGCAAAGAGACGTTACAGAAAAGCAAATTTCAGAGTGGATCGGTCATGGTCACAAGGGTGTCTTTTTGAGACCTGATGGTGACTTCAGATGCGATGCCGAATTTAAACTAGAACTAGCAAACAAGTTTGAAGAACTTGGTGGTAAGATCGACCTTGTGTTCGACGACAGAAACAAAGTTGTTGACATGTGGAGATCACGAGGTACTACTTGTGTGCAAGTTGCAGATGGAGACTTTTGATGGAATCAATTGAGACTAATAAAGTATACGATGGTATACAATATGTTTACACTTATGAGAATGGATATGGTGCTAGTGTAGTCAAGCACGAGTATTCTTATGGTGGTAAGAAGGGACTATGGGAACTAGCAGTCCAAAAAGACGGTGAGTTGACTTATGACACTCACATTACTAGTGATGTCATTGGACACCTTGAGTGGAATGACGTGTTAAACATCTTAGAGGATATCAAAGCATTATGAAGTATTTAAAAGAAATCACAGAATGGGATACTGATATTCCAAATCACACCTATATGTTGAATGACAAGAATGAACTTGTCGGGTACATCAAAACAGGTACTAAAGAGGAGATCATTTTCAAGTCACCTATGAAGCAGTTTAGTAAATCTAGGCGTAAGTTTGTCACGTTAAAAAGGTGACTCAACCCCTTGACAATGACCCTCACTTTTTAGTATTATATAAGCATGATAGATAAAAACGTAAAGAGAATATTCATCGACATGGACGGAGTCTTAGCAGACTTCTTGAGGGGTGTCGAGCAACCAGAATATATTGGTCACCCTCTAACTAATGATGATGCAGGGCATAATGAGTATGACCTGAGAAAAGAAGAATTAACTAACAAAAGATTATTTGCTAACTTACCCCCAATGGTCGACATGTACGATCTAATTGGTTATGTGAAGCATTGCAGTGTCCCATGGGAGATATTGACTGCCGCGGGTACTGTTAATAGAGAACTAGTTGTTCACGACAAAAACGAGTGGATCAGAAGATATGTCGATCCAAGTGTTGTTGTCACTTGCACTATGACTGGTACACAGAAGGCCGCATTTGCTTTCGAAGGTAGTGTGCTGATCGATGATAGACAAAAAAATATTGATGCTTGGGAAAAAGCAGGTGGTATTGGTATTGTCCACGAAAGTGCTGAGAAAACAATCAGAATTTTAAAAGAGTTAAGAAAAGGAGACTAATTATGTTATTTGATGAGCAAGTATGGAAAACTTATTGTATCACTACTCAGAATGTAGAAGAGTATGGTACTAACTTCTATAAGTACAAGGGTGGTTTTGAGTACAATATCAACTTCCCTGTAACTCATGAGGTTTATGAAGAAAATGCTTATGGTGAGGGCGAACACTCTTACTATGAATGTCCTGGTGTGACTGAAGCAACTGCTTGTGCATTGGTAATGCAACATGTAAACAGGTATAATGGACTACAGGGTTCATTTGACTACATAACTTCTTGTGAGGTAGTAGACTCACCATTTGATACCTTTGATCACCCAGTGTTTCACGGCACTATTGATGAGTTGATCGAAGAGATCGAATCTGAAAAGGTTACAATAGGGGCGTAATGCTCGGGCAGGGGTAAAGGTCAAGTATCACAAAATCCTCACTTTATTACACGATTGATGTGTGCGACCAAACCCCGCCAATTTTAATTCACTAAATAAAATTATGAAAGAAAAGATGAAACAACTCTGGGATTGGATTAAGTCCCTTTTTCAAACACGGTACAAAGTTACTGTATCATTCAATAAGGAATGGGGTGATGCAGATGATCGATCCTACATTACAAAAAAGGTGTTAGTCTGTAAAGAAAAGCACTTGAAATTTCGTGATGAAGATGGTAAAATAATAGAGTACAGAAGTGCGGCAGGGTTGAATTACATCATAGAGGACGTATAACATGCAACAGTTTTTTATAGCAATAATTTTAGTCTTAGGACTAGGATCGTGGTTCTTATACAATGAGAATCAAACATTAACAGCAAACAACATCAAGTTGGAACAAGCAGTCAAAGACCAGCAAGAAGCATTTGTAAAAATGGTCGCAGAGTACGAGAAGCAGGGTAAAGCATTATCCAATCTTCAACGTAAGACTGCTCAGATAGAAGCAGAAAAAGATCAGTATCTCCAGATCTTTCGTAAGCACAATTTAGATAAACTAGCATTGTTGAAACCTGGTCTAGTAGAACTCAGAGTCAACAAAGCAACAAAGGAGATATTTGAGGTACTAGAGAATGATACTAAAGAAATTAGCACTATCACTTCTGGCGATAACAACGATTAGTGGTTGTTCTTTATTAGGAACAAAACAGATCGAAGTTGTTACCAAACCGATAGAGATTGAAATTATACAACCCACAATGCCAAGAGAAATCAAACTTGGTGTACCAAAATGGTATGTTGTCTCAGAAGCAGTAATTACAAATCCATGTAAAAAAGTCTTAGACGAAGAGACAGGCAAAGAAAGACGACCAAAACAATGTGACTTAGATCAGAGAGATAATCCTGATTGGCCAGTTGGTTACACATATCTAGATCGATTCTTAGATGATATGAAGAAAGCAAATGCTGGTGATGTTCTATTTGTTGCGACTACTGTAAATGATTATGAACTCATGTCTTCAAACGTACAAGAACTGAGACGATATATAAGAGAGTTAGGAGAAGTCGTAGTTTATTATAATGACGTAACAACACCTTCAGGAGAGAAGGGAGTTGGGGCAAAAGTGAGAAAGAATGAAACCAATAACGATAACTGATAGAAAAAACACATTCGCACCTTCTATAGGTGAATACAAGATGTTATTTCCTACACCATTCTTTAATGGTGTTATGCCATTGAATCATGCAGAAGTCAGACGAGACATGGACATGATGATTAATCGGGTACAAGAAAGATATCCCGACGATAAAGGTAAAAATTACACAACCTATTTCGATCAAGACCTTCAATTAGAGACACACGACCTACCATGGTTTGCTGAGTTTTCTAATATCCTAAAAGACACATACATTCAGATGAACATGGACATGTTTGGCGTAGACTTGTCAGACTACTCAAGGCATGACATTCATCTATTTGCATGGTTGAATAGATACTCAGACGACCACTTACATACAACTCATGACCATGTTAACTCACGTATCTCTGGGACATATTATGTGAGCATGGGTGAAGGTGCATCACCGATCAGATTTCACAATCCAAGTAGTTGTGCCGTATTTAATCATGGCACTAACAACAACTATTTTCCAATCGATGATACTGAGAAGCATATGATATCTGGTTCACCTGGTACTCATACAGAGTATCATTTTAGAGCAAACGATGGTGATATGTTGATGTGGCCAAGTTACATGCTCCACTCAGTAGATAGAGCAGAAGCACCAATGCCAGAATACAAGAGATATAGTATATCGTTTAATCTATATCATAATCTAAAAAATCTAAACTATACAGACACAGGTGAAGATATGTCATATAGTTTTTTAAGAAGGGAGAATGATGAGCAAAGCATTTGACGTAGACGATCTGTACAAAGTATCAGAAACATGGACACCTGAATTTCGTGATGGTGTGTTGTACATTGACAATTTTTACGAAGACCCAGAAGCAATACATGAACACTTGACTAATCGTGATTTTCCATTATGGAAGTATAACGGCGAGAGAGGTGATAGTAGAAACGGAATTGACTATAATGACTGTAGAATTATTGATAAGATCGGTCATCCGTCGAGGGTATACCATGCTAACATGCAGAGACTCCTGGACATATGTAGGCAATATTGGTGGAAAGGTAACTATTCATGGCAAGAGAACCATGAGTTCAATTGCTTTCAAACTATTTCACAGATGGACACCAAGTATCAACATTATCCACATATAGATTCAGAACTCAAATGTCCAGATGAAACCTCTGTACTAAACATGTTAGTCTATATGGACAAAGAAGAGAGTGGTGGTACAGCAGTATATGGTGGTGAATGGATTACTAATGATGAGCAGATCAATGTACTCTACCCTGTAGAAGAACGATTCAACATCGAGCAGATCATACCAGCAAAATTCAATAGATGTGCAATCTTTCCAGGCAATAGAATGCATGGTGCATATATTGATGATTACAATTGCTATAGTGGTGATAAATGGAGAATCAGTCAGGTGACATTCTTCCACCCAGATACAAGGAATTAGAATGCCAAAGTTTAAATCGGGTCTTGCGGCCTCAGCAGTCGATCTAACAGAAGAACAGATTGATAATATCATGCAAGGTGGTGCAAAGGCGACTGCAATGCAAAATGATAAAATTGATTTAGATGATTGGATGTCACCAGATTACAGAGATTTTAACACTTTAATCTACACTACACGAGTATTAACACCTCAAGCATGTAATGAGATTCAACAATTTCATTTTAGAACCCAATATTACAAAGACGACGAAATAGAAGAACTCAATGAACACAAATCGTACAAAAGACGAATGGGTGATAATGATGTCTGTGTAATGAGAGGTAAAGAAAAACGTACAATTGTAGATATCGTAAATCCGGCACTGCCAGAAATGATGGACTTTGGTGCATGTACAGACGTAGAGACAGTAAACTATCCAGCAGGCACATATGTTGACTTTGGAACTGATCAGGAATACAGAGGCATATGTATCTTTACACTCAACGATAACTATAGAGGGGGACGTTATTATAACGAACCAGGCGCACTCCTAGACCCGCCTATGGGTTCTATGATTGCTTTCAATAACGTAGACATCAATCTACATGGGATGGAACCTGTGTATGATGGCGATCTATGGGTATTGAAACTCTATTTTAAACGTATAACAGAGGCAGAAGTACAAGAACTTGCCAACGATCCAGGAAACTCAAATGCCATATAATAGAGACGAACAATACGATCCAGCATTTCCACACGAGAATGTAAACTTTGAGGAACACATCATGACTATTGATGATTTCTTACCCGAAGAGTGGATAGACAACCTTGAAGAATGTTGGTCAGACTGTGAAGCAAGAGGTTATGTCAAACAAAGACGTGAGTATCATAACCCAGACAGAATGCAGATTGATGACCGATCATTATTGCACATGGAAATACCTAAGATGATGACCACTGGTCTCACACCTATTTGTCATTACGTAGAAGACAATGGATTAGGTGCATATAACACCAAGTACAATCTCAGTGCAATCGACACATACAAAGACATCTATGTAAGTGGAGCAAAATTACAAAAAACACTCCCCGGAGAAGGATATCATATCTGGCACCATGAACATGGTCGTGATAATGCTAATCAGAACACTATGTTAGCATGGATGATTTATCTAAACGATATCAACGAGGGTGGTGAGACTGAGTTTCTACACCAGTCAATCAGAATTCAACCTAGAAAGAATATGTTTGTGTGTTGGCCAGCATACTTTACACACATGCATAGAGGCAACCCACCTCTCAAAGACGAGAAGTTTGTTGTCACAGGATGGATAGATTATTTCTAAAAGCAACTTGACTTTAAGATGCTCATAGGAGTATAATTATATTATGGGAATTATTAATTTAGGCAGTTCATTACGATACGGACCACATGGTAAGAAACGTAAGACTAAGGCGTTTACTAAAAAACGTACTAAATATAATGACTTGATACTTCAGCAACAAAGACAATATGATCAGGTGATGCGAGAAGTAACAGAAGAGAAATATCCTTCACTGGTATCTAAAAGCACAGGTAATCCTACACCACGTGTAGAACCTATGCAATATACTGGTGAGAGAAAACTTATAGGTATAGGTACGATGCATAAATCAAACCTTGTTCCTGTATTTGAAGATGATAAACAATTTGCTAAAGATTTAGCAAGAATGCGAAGATAGGAGTAAATTATGGCATTTAACATTGTGACAGTAGTAACTTCAGATGATCCAACAAGGACAATTGAAGATGCTAAAAGGTTGAAGTTATCACTAGACAGAGAAAGAATTTTCATGTCAGACGGTGTGCTTCAAACTAAGTTTTACGTTGTTACTGATCTCCCAAGAGAATCATTTGCAGAAGGGTTTGGCGTTGGTAAACCTAAATTGATTCAATTTGAGAGAGAGGGTGATAACGACACATTGCACGACCCATCATTCTATCAACGATATATCTTTGATAATCATTACTTTGGAAGTGATGATAAAGTTTTATTCGTCGATACCAATTGCGTAGTCAGAGACCTTATGCAAACTGTAGTATATGCAGGGTTACCTGATAAGGGTGATCCAAGACATTGCCAGTACGATCTAACCGATGAGCAAGAGAAGTTGATTAAAGATGAGGATCTATCAACACTCTTCCTTCAGAAAGATTGGACAGGACGATGTGATACTATGTTCATGCCTTGGTTCTATGCATTTAATTATGGATCAATGAAAGACTTCGCAGAAGGTATGTTCGATGATGATAAAATCAAAAACTACAAAACGTTTATGCATTTTATCGAAGAAGAATTTGATGGTTTCGTATTGCAACAACCCCCAGGACTTACTGGTCCATATGTGATCGGTGATGAAGATGCAAACGAAGACATCAACCAGGCATACATTAAGGAATGCCAACCTCATTTCCCAGAACAATGGAGAGGATTAGGTGGTGACGAAGATGCTCTATTCATTTCATACGAACATGAATATAGAGATATCTCAAGGCAATGTAGTATATTGTATCTAGATAGAGGTGAAGAATTGACTGATCCTTTTACAGATCGATATGCTGAACTCTGGTTACTGTAATTAGTCGTTAAGGCCGTTATATTTAACGGCAAGATTAAAGAACTGACCAAGTTTGTGAGATTCACCAACTTTATTAGAACGGATTGACATATTCATTGTGGCAATCCGTTTCTTTTTGGCGTCTTTTAGATGCAAAAAGAAGTTTTGCTTAGATGTAGACGATGCTTCAGCAGTGATAGTTTTGAGTTGAGCAAGATATTTACCAAGACGATTCCCGTCTTTGACCTCTTTATATGATTTACCAAATGCCTTAATAATGACTATGGGTATACCATCTTTGACTTCCTTGAGGATATTAGCACGAGCATAGTCAATAAACTTACTGGTGTCCTGACTGAACACCTTCATGACGTAATTCCTACATATCTCTAATGCCTCATCGTACTTCTCATTATACAAGTCTACCTCATTATCTTCAAAGTCAGCAAGGATCTTTTTCGTACCATATGCTATCGTACCTTTATCGTAATTATCACGATTGGTAATACCATCGATACTACTATAGACATCATCAAATAACTTACGTCTTAGTTTCTTTTTATTTGCTTCACTATCGAGCAAATCACCCACTTTATTGACGTAAGTGTTAAGCAGAGGTTCTTTTGTTGATTCCCCACCTGCTTTTAACGATACACCAAGCATCTTTTTGTCTTTAAACTCGATAACGATATCGGCAGGACTGTTAGGGTCAACACCCTTAGGTTTACCACGATACGTCCAGTAGACTGTTTTAATATTCTTATGCTTATGTGTGTCTTGGAGATAATCGTGAATGGCCAGGGCGTTAGACATCTTCTCAGAGAACTTACTACTCTTAGGCATGTCTTCAATAAAGTCTTTACCTGCTTTAAAGTCGTCCGAAGACACATAACACGCCAATTTTTTATCATTCGCATGAGATAGAATAGAAGTATACACCTTGTCCACATTCTTGCCCTTAATCTTTTTAAGGAACATAATACAAGGAACCAACTCAGTAATAGTACTATTAAGGGTAGTCTCAGTCATACCACCACTCTTAGGTTTATAAACGACATAGGTATCCTTACCATCATCGTTCTTAATTAACGTAACCTTCTCACTACTATAGTTCGTAGTAGGTTCAGAGTACTTAATTTTGTATGATTTTAACTTCTTACCGATCTTTGAACGTGTACCAGCACGATCTCCATCACGTATGATAAAGACATTACGTTTACTATTAGATTTCTTCTTATCTAACGTACCGTCAAGTTTAAGAGTTTTTGCTATCTGTTCGACTATCATAACTACTATTTATGACAATCACGCAAGGAACATACTCAGACGCCGCCACACACGACACTAAACGCCCGCCAGATAGACTAAGAAATTACGTAAGACCAACACAAACCCTACAGCATTTAAGAGAATCAACGCCCGATCTTTCCATAAGATAGACACCCATAACCACAATATAAGACCAATCATAGATAGGGTCATATCATATACAAAGAAGTCTTCGAGACCACGCATAGACATTGCTATAAGAACGAATAGAGATGCGACCCACTTCAGATACCAATCAAATGTATACTTAGGTGTTGCACTCTTCTGTATGCGAGTAGAATTCTCTATCTCTTCCGCAGAAAACGGGATAGGAGTAGGGGGTTTGAATATTTCTTTGAGTCGTTTCATAGGTCCTCTAATATATTGTGTGTAGTAGTGTGTTAAAGTGTGTAATAATATTGTAGCATGGGTGCAGAGAGAATGTAAGAGGGTTTTTGAGTTTTGCTGATGGTGTTCGGGGATCTTAGACACACCTTTTGTTGGGTGTCAAGGGTTCTCGGAGACGATAGGTGGTACAGGGGAGGTGCATGGGAGACTCAACCCCTTGACATTCCCTTTGGATTATGGTATCGGAGTTCCTTCTATATGCCTCTATGACCCCTATGATATGTATGGTAATGTATATGGTAATGTATATTGTAATGTGTATTGTAGTATGTATGGTATATGGTAAGGAGGTGATGGTGCCAGGACATGTATGGGAGACGAGTAACCACACACCATCCAGACCCCTTGACAATGACCAGCACCTTTTGTTACTATAATAATATGAAATGGACATGACAAAAGTAACGGCAATGGGGGCGGCCGTATCCCCACG